CAACAGCCTATGCAGAGTTGCAAGTCTTCTAGGTGATCGGAATTGTACGAATCCTTGAAGATGGTAAGTCCCGCTGTCACCAATTTCAGGTTGATAGACCGCATATCGAACCGCTGGCGTTTGTAAATGGCTGGATAGGAAGGTAATGTCGTCTGCTGTGGGATTGTTGAGTGTGAAGCACCAGTCTCTGCTTGAAGCTCTGGGGTGCTCTCTCGCTGAATCCTCTTGGGCGGCATCGTTCATGAGAACTTCAAGCACTTAACGGGCGGTTCCTTCGTAGTCTTCTTGATAGTATAGTCCTCCCTCTCAATGTAGAGACCACACGCAAAGGTATGAGAGGCAGCTGTGGTGTCAAAGATACGATGATAAACTGTACTTGCTCTCCCTGTGGTACCGCTAACTTTGAGAGTACAGTTGGAACAGAAGACATAACTCATTGAAGTGGCTCTGACTCCTGCGAAGGAGCTCTCGCTTATTTATTTCGTAGGAAGCACAGCCAGGTACATACGGCGCACCAATAGGAAGATGGCGCAATAATATAAAAGGAAGGTTGCAGATTTTACGCCGATGGCGTCATACGTGGTTAGCCTGTGAATACTAGGAAATAGGGCTGGCTACCGAAGTGGCGGGGTAATACTGTACCCGCCACTTGGAGACCGGGGCCGCTTAGCGGGCTTTCCTTTTACGGATCAATAAATCGAATTCTAGACATGAATTGTTGTAGATGAGGACGATTTGATGCGTTGCCAAGGCTTGCACCATTGCCAAAACAGAAAAACCAAAGAGCATTGCTTCTAATATCAGCAATAGTAGAAACTGTAGCGGAAGTACCAGTATAATGAACTCTGATATTTTTCTTCTTGTAAAATTCAAAATAAAACTCTGCAGCATTTGTCTGAGAAGATAGAACATAGTGTCTGTCACATAGAACCTTGAACCTTGACTTGTACGTCAAATTCATTGGATAAGTAACAGCATTAGCTCCTGGGTTTAATCCAGTAACTGAACCAAAGAGATCAGTAAGAGCTGGGACTGAACCATTTGCTTGCCTATCCAAAACAACCATCACTCTCACACATTCTGCAACTGATGTCAAAGAAGAAACAGGAGGATCTGGTTCTTCTGAACTCTTGGTTTGAATACATGCTCTAATCAGAATAGACTTCATGAGAATATCAATTCCAATCCTAGCATTGCCTGTTGTTTGTGTATACATCTCATTCAAGCAGATTGCATTCCCTGCAGTTCCACCATTTGTTGCTTGTGTAATACCACTCCAAAAAGTAATCAAAGGAGGAGTGTTTCCTGTCTCCCACATGTCTTTGTACTTCAACTCGGGCTTGTTCCATCCTCTCCTTCTTCGTCTGAGGACTGACTGTCCTGTCCAAGTTCTAAAAATTCGTCTAGAAGTGAATCCAGGATTTCTTCTACGTGAGAAGCGTCTAAATCCCACTCGTCTGACCATGTTAACGTCAGGGTTAGACCCTGCTTGGTTCTGTGGATGAGAGGCTGATTGGATAGCGTTTGACGCGTTGCTCTGCTCCGGCGGTGGTACTGCTCCTCTAACGGCTGAATCGAGCCGTCGTCTCTTGGTTTCGGGTCCAGGGTCTCCTTCCGAAAAGCCGATGTATTTAGCGTCCTTCGCCTCGAATAAGTCGGGTAGGTAGTCCTTCGTGCCCTGGTAGTCGCCCAATATGTTGGATACTGTCTGAAACGCGATTGGAAATACGGCCGAACCGATGAACCTCCGGCCGAAGTCGAATAATTGCGGCGAGTATTGCCTGACATAGGGGTGGGCTAGCTCCCACGCTCTCCTGACGTTCTGATAATTGAATGGCGGCATCTTTATCGTGAATTAAACTGGGTCTATTTATAAATATAGGGGGGGGCTTCGCCCCCCCCGCCCCTACAGGGGGGCTGCGCCCCCCTTGACCCCCCAGGGGGGAAATAATGGGGGGGGCTCCGCCCCCCCCGCCCCTGCAGGGGGGCTGCGCCCCCCTTGACCCCCCAGGTCAAAAGTGTTAAACGGGGGGCTGCGCCCCCCGAACCCCCCCGTGGAACCGGGGCAAAAGAAATATGGGATATCTAAAGGCTAACCCCGCGTATTTGGGGCAAGGGGAAATTTAACCTTAAAGTCAGAGTGCGCGTGATCCCTAACGGGGGGGCTTCGCCCCCCCCACCCCCCCGTGCCGCCTCGCGGCAACTGATGCTCGCTTCGCTCGCATCATGTGGACACCAGATTAAGCTTGAATATATAATTTATAAAGCCTTGAGGCATACATATTACAAATATAAAAGAGGTGGTTAATTCCTCATAAGTACAGAATCTAAGGGTGAAGGGGGATCTCTTCCAGAGGGGGGGTCAAGGGGGGGGAGAGGTCCAATAATGGCAAGAGCTGCTCTATCGGACACTGACAAGGGGAAGTTGAAAGTGCGTGTAACTCGTCTGTGTAACGGGGCATTTCTTGCTGAATCTCCTCTATTGTACCATTCATCGATGGGATAATTTGAGGTGACGATGATGTATTTAGGTGCCCAGTTAACATAAGATCCCTTAACAGGTGCGAGCAAATTGTAGCGGTCCAAGAGTCGAAGGAGGAAGGTGAAAGTAATGTCCGAGCCGTCGAAATCATCGAGTAAAATGATTTCATGAGCATCGTATGTATCGTACCACGGTCCAGGGGGTTTAGTCCATAGCTGGGGAAAGAGGTGGTGTGCTGTCCGCGTCTTGCCCGTGCCCGTCGGTCCTATGAAAACATATACTTTAGTAACCCATGTTCTCGGCAGAGTAACATAGTTACGGTACTCTTTAAAGAATCTGTGGTATTTAGCACACTCGACTGGAAAGCTAAGTACAGCGTCCCTATATGGATGCGACTTAAGATAGTCACATACTTTGAGAATGTCTTGCCTTTGTCCTTGTCCGGGACCGGAATCAAAGATGCCGTACTCGGTAAAGTTTGTTCCTGGGACTCTTTTTGCCTCATCGATGCAATAGTCACGAGCTTGCTGCGGGGATCCTCGTCTATTTTCCCAGTGAGCGCGCGGCAACAGCCTATGCAGAGTTGCAAGTCTTCTAGGTGATCGGAATTGTACGAATCCTTGAAGATGGTAAGTCCCGCTGTCACCAATTTCAGGTTGATAGACCGCATATCGAACCGCTGGCGTT